AAAAAGAAAAAGATAACGAGGAATTAAGAAGAACTATAGAAACATTGGAATACAAGCTGAAAGAGAATGAGGATACTATCAACCTTTTATGTAGACAGATTTCTTCTTTAGTTTGTAACCAACATATTCACCATGCCTAACTTCCAAAGATGAGACCTAAAGTATTACTATCAAATCCATTGCCAAAAACAAAAAGCATTAGGTAATACACCTGTAACCTATGCTACATTTCAAAGGAGATTAAAGAAAATGAATCTCCATGATGCTATCTATATGCCAAGAGTAGAGTATCAAGTAAAGCACCGATTCTATGATAAAAACCCAATACAAGATGCAATAAGAAGAAAGCAGATAAACAAATCAGAGAATATTCAGATTTTAGATTTAGATCATTTACGACAGCTAGAGATGAAAGAACTCAAAACTAAATGAAAGAACAAAGTGGTATTTTGTAAACCCAAACAAACATTACGAGACAGATTTTTATCCCTTTTTAAAAAGTAGTATGAAACAATGTTTAAGATGTTGAAAAGACTTCCCTACTAAATGACCAAAGAAATATTGTCTCCAATGTAGTAAAATAGTCAATAAGGAACAGCAAGAGATTTGGAGAGCTAAACATAAACACTAATCAGATTTATTTCTTTTCTCTTACCTATGCGAACTATACGAGAACTTTTACTGATATATAAACCTCTCTGTAGAAAGAGATTACAACATTTAATTGATAAGTCTTTAAAATGCCAAAGCAAAAGCGAGATTACGAAAAGCTAAAAAAAGAATTTATGACTTCTAAAGAGCCTGAACTCAAAGTATTTTTTGAGTGAAAATATGGTAAATGAAGTTGGAACTGAACTATCTCTAAGAATACTAAATGATGGGCTAATGAGAAAAAGGAGTTAAAAGCTAAAGCTACTGAGAAAGCCATGAAGAAAGTAGAGACTAAATTAGCAAACAAACTAGAGCCAAGTTCAGAGTTTTTACTTTGAAACATCAACAAAGCGATAGAACTAACAGCAAGGAAATTAGAGCAGATGGAAGAAAAGGATTCGATTAATGTGAAAGATTTAAACACAATATGGAGCATGAATAGAATCCAAAACTGACAGCCAACTACTTATGTAAAGGAAGAAAGCGATGTAAATCAGAATGTCAGAATAGAGTGAATCCACATAATCATGTGACCGAATAATATTGAGAACAAAAAATGAGAAGATGAAAAATAATTTACATACAGAATTATACAGATGACTTATGAAGATAAGAAAAGAGCCTACGAGGAAGATATAAAGAAATATGGTTATGTTAAACAGTCTACCATAAACAAGTTTCCCCTAGAACTAGAAGAACAAGAGCCAACTATAAAGGGATCTAAGAAATGATTAGCTTATTTACAAAGACTACACGATGATATTGCAGAATATTGATTCATTAGAAATGAGACTGTAAACACAATTATATGATATATCCCTCCGAAACCGAAAAAGCAGATAAGAAAGAAAAAGAATGTGGTTAAAAAGAAGAACAAGCAGACTAAGAGAAAGTGGTGTAAAGATAGTCATGTTTATCATAAGATATTTATGGATCATTATTGAGAGATAAAATATTGTATGATGTGCTGAAGCTCTGAAAGACTACAAATACATCATAAAGACAAAAACCACAAAAACAATGATATATCGAATCTAATAATGCTGTGTTATAAATGTCATTGTTTAGCACACAAATGAGATGGAGTATATAAATTAATGATTAAGAAGTTGTAATAAAAAAAGGTGTCAGATTTTATTTTATACAAAATGTCAAGTAATGCCATTGCAGAAGTGAGAGCCATTATCACACATAGCATCATTAGAGGAAGTTACTCAAAGGCAATATAAGAATGCTGAGACTATAATCTGTGAGTTTATGGCTATTCAGACATACGATGAAGATAATCCACCGACTTATAAAGATTTTAATCTGCAACAGTTCCATGACTTTGTGGCAGAGAAAATAGAACTTTTAGATCCATTTAACAATAACAGATATCCATGATGAAAGAGATGACCGTATCAAATCAAAAAAGAATAAACGAGATATATAAGTATCTCAAATCAGATTTAACTGAATGTGTAAAGTATCGAAGAAGAAATAAGCCTGAATTTGTAAAGGAGTATTTTAACACAGATAAACGAGAAGAAATAGAAAGACAATTACAAGTAATCTGTAAACCTTTTTCTGACATCCAAAAGATTCAGATTTCAAAGGTTATTTCAGACTTACATACTTTTTATATTTTACCACAAGAGGAATGATTGAACAAATCAGAGAAGAAATCCTAGCTAAAATCAAACGGCTAGAATGGAACAACCATCCAAGAAGTTTAGAGCTTATCGAATGGTTAAAACAGCTTCTTACACTTATGGAAGAAAAACCAACTCCTATCCAAAAGGAAATAAAAGTAGAGCTTCCTGAAGAAGAAGTAAAGGAGGAAAAGAAATCTGCTCCTAAAAGAAAAATCACTTTTAAAAAGAAATAGTTAATCAATGTATGTAAATTTTTATGCTACAGAGAAACAAGCAGAAGCATTAAAATATCGATACGATGACATAACTACTGAAATCTGATTCTGATGAGCTGCATGAGGTAGTAAATCTTGGTTATGATGTTTTGCTGTTTGGTCAGCTTGTATGGAATATCCTTGAAGTAGATGGGTAATTTGAAGAAAAGAGTTAGTAAACCTTAGAAGGACAACTCTTGCTACTTATCAAAAGATTATGGCTTATTACAATATCCCTGAACTTGATAGATGACAGCTTAACAGTCAGACTAATACTATCAAATTCCCAAATTGAAGTGAAATCATTTTACTAGATTGTGCAGCTCAGCCATCAGATACAGAATGGACTAGATTCTGATCTCTTGAGCTTACATGAGCATTCATAGATGAAGCTAACGAAGTAGATGCTAAAGGTATCGAGATGCTTAAAACTCGTATCTGAAGACAGAACACATTTACAAAGAACTGACAGACAATTAAAAAGCATCCAAAATTTTTGGAATGTTTTAATCCAAATAAAGGTCATGTTTATAACGATTACTATTTGCCACGAAAGAATGGAACATTGCCTAGTTATAGAAAATTTGTAAGAGCTACTGCATGAGATAATCCATACTTGCCAAAGGAATATATCGAACAATTAGAGAGAAGCGATGAGATAACGAAACAAAGACTGCTCTACTGAAACTTTGATTACGATGACACTCCATGAAAGTTATTTAGGCGAGATGAAATTTCAGATTTATTTACTTGTAATATTCCATCTAGTGAAGAAACTTATATTACTTGCGATGTTGCTAGACTATGAGATGACATGACTGTTATTGTAGTACGAAAAGGATTAGAAGCTGTAGAGATAAAGAGTTACAACTGAAAGACCACAGACCAAACAGTAGAAGCTATCAGAGAATTGGAAAGATATTATAACTGCAGGAGATCAAATATTTGTATAGATTCAGACTGAGTCTGATGATGAGTATGCGACCATCTTAGAGGATGTGTCAATTTTATGAATAACTGAACTCCTATAGTACAAAAAGATGAGCATAGGAATTATGCCAACCTAAAAACTCAATGCTACTTCAAATTGAAATATCTCATGGAGAAAAGGGAAATCAGAGTTAATACTTCATGAGAGATAAAGGATAAGCTACAGAATGAGTTAGATAATATCCTAGTGAAGGATTTAGAATGAGAAAATAAAATCAGACTAGAATCAAAGGAAGATATGAAAAAGAGATTATGACATTCTCCTGACTATGCAGATGCAATAATGATGAGAATGTATTGGACTTTATGAAGACCTTACTCTCCTGTTACACATACAGAAGTGATTACTGTAAATTTTGATGATATGTTATATTAAAAGTTTAGTTGCATTTTGAATTTTGCGAATATAATACCTGTTGAATTTATATTACATAACTAAGCATGGATAAGTCAGCAATACTCACTCAAATACAAAGAGAATATGCTTTAGGACTAAACTATGTAAGACCTGTAAGAATCAGATACAGAGACAGAATAATGAAATGGAATCCACAGGCTACAAAGTCTGCTAAGATTATCAATATCAACATGATTTGAAATTACATAGATACTCTTATTGCTAGTTTCTTCACTAACTGAGTTAAATGTAAATTCATATCTAGAAACTGATGGGTATGAGAAGAAGAAGCTCAGAATTTAAATGCTGTTGCTGAGTTTGATGAAAGAGAATGAGCTACACAACAACTCAAATATCAAGTAGAACAAGATAGTTTATTCTTTGGAGTATGAATACTAAACAAAACATGATTTGACCATGTAACAAAGACTAATACTTGGAAAGCTATCAATCCACTTTCTTGGATACCTGATCCATTACCAACTCAGACATGACAGTTTGACTGAAAGAATTATAGATTTCATGGATTTTGTATGCTTACAAATATCCACGATGTAAAAGATAAATACGATAAAGCAGCTATCAATAGATGGTTTGCTAAACAATACAACATGGAAAGCAACCTAACAAGAGAAGCATATCAGAATAAAGCATGAACTTGACCAATAGTAGTAGATGAAATAGAAGATAACTTTGCATTAGATATCTACACTCACTACACGATTATAGACTGAAAGAAATGGAAGTTTGTACTTAGTGCAGATATGACAGAAATATTCTACCAAGAGAAATTAAAGCCTGTAACAAAGGAAGAAAAACTAGATGAAAGTCTGATTCCTCGACCTATTATGTTGAACTACTACGATCCTGTAAGATGAAATCCATTTGGGACTTCAATATGTGATAAAGTAGAAGATAAGCAGAATGCTAAATCTATCTTAGCTAACCTATCACTTATGAAAGCTAAGAGAGAAGCTACAGGATGAGACTTCCTTGTAAACTCTAGACTTATTAAGAACAAGGAGGAACTACAGAAGAAAACACGAGACCAAAGATACTTATTCATAGATGAAAACGAGATAGGAACACAGCCAATACAGAATGCAATGTATGAACTACCACAGAGTCAGATTAAAGCTGATGTATGGAACATGATGTCATGGCTAGATAACGAAGCTAAATACGATTCAAAGATAGACTCATTACAGCAATGAATAATGCCTGATAAGTCTATGACAAAAGCAGAAAGCCAACAAATCCAAGCTAATGCTAATATGCAGTTATCGGTAAAGAATACAGTAAAGCAACGATTCTATAGAGATTACTATTTTCAACGATGGAGATGATATCTAGAGAATTTCAGAGATAGTGAAGAAAAATGGGTATTACTTAATGCTGATTTTGCATGGACAGGTAAGAGCTTATCAAGAGACCAATTTGTAACGAAGCAGATGCCTTACATAATGGTATGAGCTACAGAAGATATCAATGCTATAAGTGAGAAAGACAAGAATAACTTAATGATGTTGTATCCAATAATAACAAATGATCCTGAAATTAAACCTGTAAACAAAGCGATATTCAAGAGATTATACCTTAGAGCAGTCTGACTTAAACCTAATACTATCAATTCGATATTTGATTACACACCACAAGAGAAACTAGCAATGGATTATGTATGAATGGTAAACATGAACTACAAGCCAACTAGCTTATTCAAGAGAACAGATATCGATTATTATACTGTGCGACTATATATGCAGAAAGCAGAAGATGGAGAGCTTAAAGAAGAAATTATCCAAAAGCTACAATGATTATTACTAGAGTTATGAGAGCAACCACAAATGCAGATGTGAAACGAAATGGCTAATAGTGCAGCAAATATAATGATGGCACAATGACAGCCAAGTAAAGATGAGTTAATAACAAGAGATACAGTAAATTTAAATCCTAATCAAATGTAATGGCAGAAAAAATGATAAAGCTCGATGACTTATTAAAGTCTAGAGGATGGGAGAAAATGAAAGAGCTAATAAAACAAAGACAAATAGCTCTAGCAAATAAGATAGTCTATTGAGACTGTATGGATGTAGCAGATGAACATTTAACACCATCAGATTTATTAAGAGCTGAAATGAGATGTCTTGCATGGGTAGTTGAAAAGCTACCAACACAAATGATAGAAAATCCTGACTATAAAGCAGAAGAAGATATCGAAGAAATGGAAGACCAAGAGAGAGCAGAGATTATTGAATGAATGTTTAAACAAGAGATTTAAACAACTGAAAGGAATCAGCAGTAAAGAGAGCCTAGCTAGTGATGTTCGCATCAATCGGATTTAATCTGAAACTAGCTACCATTAGAGGTTTAATACCTAACATATTCGCAGTTTGTAGGTTTATGCAACAACAAATCTACTTTAGCTACGGTTATGATGCTTTATTACTAACCAATTATTATCATGCCTGAAGAAGAAACTTTAGACACA